TTAGCCTTTGGGGTATCGGTTCCACACTAGCAGGCCGTTGGCGCCGCGCTGGTATTCGTAACCGTATTGATAGGTAGTGAAGCGCATGCCGGTCTTGGAGCCGGCGGGCTGGCTACCTTGCAGCTCGCCGTAGGAATAGCTGCCATTGGTTACGGCGCTACGCACCGCTTCGGGCACGTCGTACACATCAAGGTTCTGGCCTCTGGCAAGCTTCGTAGAGATCCATATGTTCGGGCTGCCGTTCTCGAAAGCAACCGGGGCGTGCTCATATAGATAGTCGTTGCGGGGGTCAATAAAGCGCATCCCCGGCCGGGAGCCTTCGGGCTGGGTACCCGTCAGGTAAGGGCTTGAATTGCCAGCGTTTTCCTGAGCATTAAATCCATCAACTACTGCCTGCCGAATTGCTAGGGAAACATTGTAAATGTCCAGCACTTCCCCACTTGGGCCCGCGGTAAAAGGCTCGTAAAGCAGGGCATTGCCGTTGCCGTAATCTATAGCAACCTTCAGAGCAATAGTGTCGCCGCCTAGGCCACCGCCCCCGAGGGTGCGGCCCGTGCCGTAGGGGCTAATGCTGGTACCGTTGATTGCCTGAACAACCAAGTACTGAGCCGCACCGGTGCCCGATACCCAGTAGAGTACGCCTCCTTCTAGGCTGCCCTGCCCAGCGGCTTGTTTAAAATCTTCGTGGGAAACTATCCGGCGGCTCCAGAAGTCGCCATCCCAGAACGGAAACCCATTCGGGCTAACCGAAGCACGCGCCAAAAAGTCGGCACCTATTACCTCGCCCGCTCCGTTGAGCTTCTCGTCATTATAATAGATACCCCGCTCATCAATTTTGACCGTGGCAATGTTTGCCCCGTTCATGTCCTGCATGATGAATAGCAGAGCTGCCCCGATGTTCGCTACGCCGAAGCTAGGCCACAGGCGAGTAGTATCTTCCGCTGGATAGAAGATAAGCCCGCCCTGGGTCTGAATGAAGCCCGAAGCATATCGGCCAGGCTCCGTGCCCGTCATAGGAATTGCGTCGGCAGTACCGGCTTGTTCCTTCGTTGCGAAGTACTTCTCAATATAACTGAGAGGTACATACAGATTCTTAGAACCAATAGCCGTTATAGCCTGCTCATGCTGGGCTACGGAGGTCGCCCAAACGGGGGCGTTGGCTTCAATGGTTCGGGCGGAGTACGAGCGCTCAGAGAAATATATTTGCCCATCCGAAGGCCCAACCACAGTAAGCCGTGCCTGTAGCCATAGCTCCTTTGTGGCATTGAAATACAGCCGGGCAAAGTCCTGCGCATAGAGGCGCGCGCCATCCATACCGGAACCAGCTACTAGTGTAGCATTGCCCCACTTCAGGCCAGCGCCGAAAACGAACTCCAGTAGGCCCGTAATTGGCGAGCCGGCAACTGTGCCGCTCAGATTAATTTTCCCGGCTAATGCCTGCGCAAGATTGAAGCCCTCTTGAGAATTGGCGAAGGCCGCCAATACTTCGCGTAGGGTATTTATAAAGCTATCGGCATCGCCTGTCTCTGAGCCTATTAGGGCGCGAATCGGAGCGAGTGCCGCATCAATATCGGCGCTGGTTACACGGTTGGTTTCAAGAACAATCAGCCGGTTGTCATGGTCGCGAAGTTCGTTCTCAGCATCGTTGAGGTCGTTCTCAATGACATCAATTTGTACTTGCAGCGCCTGGTCGGAACCATCCACATACTGAACGGTAGCCCGCTCAGCAAGTGCCTGCAGTAAGCCCGCGACTTGTTTTTGCTGTATAAGGTTCATCGCTAGCTAGTGTAGAGGTTGGTATGCGTGATAGCGTGTATGTCGCCCGTATCTGTCCAGGCCTTTACCCACATATCCTCTTCTCCGCGGGGCTTTTGCTGAATGATTGACCAAGCGGCACCATCATTTAGGGAGTACTCGAAATAGATCGTTGAGGCATCAGCGCGTAGGCGCAGCTGCGTCGTATTCGGGCGTCCGGTTACTTCATCCGAGAAATAGGAGTTGCTGGCAACACAGATAATTTTCCCGTTGCCTGGGTCGAGCCGAATAGCAAAGTTGAAGTTGCCCACCCCTGGCAGATAGTCGGCTGTGTCGTCAAAGCCTAGCCAGCCACCCGAAGACACGGCCGTAACGGCGCCAGTTGCCCCTACAGCTAGCTTCGCGTTTGAGGCGGCTTGCGCTGGTTCGCCGCCGGCTACGGTTTGCGCTACGGTGTTTCCGGTTATGTTGGCATTGCCGTTCCGGTAAGGCCACGTCGTAACCTGATTGTTAACGGGCTCGGGGTCGGGCGGTGTGCCGCCGCCTCCGCCGCCTCCGGTCGGGGCTTCCTGAGTGCCCCAAATCCATAGCCACAACTCCTCGCCTTCGTAGATATCGGCATCAACCAAGAGCGTAAGCGTAAGCGTGGCCACATCGAAAGTGTAATCGATGTTTGGCCGAAGCTGCCGACCGCTGCCGAAAATAACATCTACATCAGTTGTTCCGGCGGCCATGATAACCGGCGCGTAGCCAGGGCCATACACCCCTGGCAGGGCGTAGTAGCGGCGTACCGATACACTGTATGGGTACCCCCAAATTTCCTCGCCTTCGTAGGTTGGCAGTTCAGCCGTAATGCTGAGCCTAGGCGGTACTGCGGTTTTATCGAGGGTATAGTCAACCAGCGGGCGGAGGATGCGCCCTGAACCGAAAAACAGATCAACGTCAACCGTTCCCGGTGCTAGGTCATGGAGCCGGTTATCTGCAGAGTATACGCCAGGCAAACTGAAGTAGCGCCCCCGTTGCCCACCGCTACCCCCCGAAGTGGGAGGGGTGGTCGGCAGGTAAGGGATAAGCTCTGTATTCCCGAGCCCCGGACCAGGCCACCAATATTTTACCGCCTTCCCACCGGCCGGCCGAATGGTAACCATCAAGCCGGGAATACGCACTTCTATCGGAACCATCGCGCACGCCTCCGCTACACTCGACCATGGGCCGGTGCGGCTATCGGCTGCTACCGGGTTGGTGAACCGAAGGGCGACGGGAATCTCGAAGAAGTCCTCTGCCATTAACCCAGAGTGATTAGGTGCCGGTGGTTGCTGGAGAAGGGAATAGCTTGCTGCATCACGTACAAGGTGCCCGCTACTGGCGTGCCCCCTGCGTTGTCGACGCTAAAGGGTTGCGCTACGTATTGGCTGGTAAGCGTGGCATTCGTTTCCTGGTCGGTAACCAGCTTTAGCGTAAGGCCAGGAGGAGCCCAGAATCCGAAGGTGCGGTCGACGTTCCCCGTGTTAAGCGTAAAGGTGTTGCCCTGCGTGGTGAGCTGTTTCCCAGCCAGGGCGCGCACCTGAGCCGATGTGGTGGGGGCGCTGCCCATGCTGCCATAAAAGATGTAGCGCGCGCCGCTAATTACGATTTGAGCGAAGAAGGCATCGCCGTTCGTGTCGTTGCCGCTAATCAGGTAACGCCGTGATTCACCCAGCCCCACCGTAAACCCGGGCACTGAGATGTTTTCGAAGCCATCATTTTCTAGGCCGGTGGCTAGGTTCTGGTTGGCGGTAATATCCCGAATAGTTAGGCCGCCCGGGGCTATGTTGGCCTGGTTGGAGGTGCCCCAAGCAAACGGGTGCACGCCCGCGCTGTAGGCAGTACCTTCTTCGCGAGTAGTTGAGCCTACGCCATCAAATGTAAAGCCCTCAAAAGCAGGGGTGAAGTACGCCGTGGTGGCCAGCTCAAAAGCGCGCTGTGCCGAAATTTGGTAGCGAGTCCCAGCCTTCAGGCTGTTGAGAGTTACGTTAGGCGTGAAGTCAACCGCACCCCCTTCGGTGGGCTTCGCTTTTAGGTGCCCGGTGGTTGGGTCAATTTCGAGGCCACTATCGGCGCCAATCTTTACGCCACCGAGTACGGTATCGCTGGCTACTGGCAACGTGTAGGGCGTGCTGGGCTCGCCATCTCCGCCGCCGGTGGTCTTAGGTATTAAGCCCTCATTCGTGAGGAGCTTGCGCCACCAATACTCGACTATGCCATCGGCGCTCTGTATGCCGACGGTTAACCCGTAGTAACGGACCTCAATAGGAACAGCTGCGCACGCGGCGGCTACATCAATGTATCCTTCTGCCGGCCCGTAGTACTCATCCACATGATGCGGATTTGTGAGCTTAATAGGTATCGGGAGTTCAAATTGATCAGCCATTGCGCGCTATCGTTATCAGATGGTGGTGGTTTGACGTGTAAGCAATAGCCTGCTCCATCACGCACATTGTATAATTCTGAGCCGTACCGCCAGCATCCTGCATACTGAAGGGGCGGGGCTGGTATTGGCCCGTTAGTTCGGCGTTGGTTTCCCTGTCGAGTACTTTTACCAGCCGGTAGCCAGGGGGCAAGAGCACGGGGAAAATGCGGTTGCTAGTGCCTGTTTCAAGGACAAATTCCAGCCCGTCCCGTGTTAGTTGAAAGCCCGCCATGGCCCGTACTTGGGCCGTGGTAGTGGGAATGGCTGGGGCGTTTCCGAAGAAAATCCCATAGTGGCCTAGCAGCTGCACTATGTTGGATTCTAAATCCTCATTGGCCGCTTGCGGGGCGTCGGGCTGGCCTATTTCAGCGGGGCGTACATCGGGGGTTCCGGCGGGTTGCACCTGCTTTGCCTCTCCGGCCGCGTGGCTGGCGTGGGCTTGGAACGTGATAGGAGTAAGCGCCCGGCGTACGGTCGTTGTTTGCTGCGTATAGGAGGCGCTACTAGGCTCGCCTAATACTATGCTGCTTCCTTTGCGGATCTCCTGACTGACCAGCGGGCCCGCGTCGCCTTGGTTGAACTGAGAAGTAAGGGTAATAGTCACTAGCTCGCCTACCTCGCCATGCTCCGGTGCCGAAGGGCTTAGGGCAACATTCGCCACCGCATATACTGGCAGTACCGTCGGCTCGCTTAGAGCAAGCTGCAGTATTTTAATGCTGGAAAGGCCGCCAACCTCAGTTCCTTTCAGCAGGCTACCTACGTCATTATGGGCAACTTCACCTTCTGGGTATACCTCCGAACCTGCTCCTAGTGATTCGAGTAGGTCTTCGGCCGTAACTATTTTGTCGCGGTCTGCCGGGTCCGCTTCTTCCTCCCGGATAAGCGGAATTTTATCGGTCTTAAGGACCTTGGTTACGGTCTGAAACTCGGAAGCTTTCCGGCCTGGGAGGAGCATAAGTACGTATTACACGCCCCGAACCTTGCGGCGGCGGCGGCGGGTATTAGGTGAGCAGGTGTCGGTAGAATCAGGCAGTAAGCCCGACGACTTGAGAAATACAGAAAGCCGGCTATACAGGGCTTCGGCCTTGCTATCAATAGCAGCTTGTACTTGGGCGCGTTGCGCTGGCGAGGCGGGAGCGTAACTATTTTTTTCGCTATCAAGCGGAACGGTAATGCCTGCTTTCACCACGTTGATACCGTGCTGATTGAAGAAGCGCGAGTAGCCCGCTTGCACCCAGTAAGGATGCAGGTAATGCACCCATAGGGTGCGTAGCGGCTCGTATACCCATTCCTCCGGATTGGCCTGGGTAGGCGACTCGGGTACGTCCTGCTCTGGCTTAGGAACCAGGGCCCGGTATACCCTTTCGTGCCGGGTGGCATAGGTGCCCGGAAGCGTATCTTCCAGCACAATCTGCCCCCAATCCTTTACCGGCTTTTCTTCTAGCTTATCGATTTGCTCCAGTAGCCCATAGCCCAGCAACGGCAGCAAGTCCAACAGCCGGGCATCGTTCATAAAGGGCTCAATCTGTCCGGCCTCAATGGATTTTGAGAAGGCAACCAGCGCCGGAAAATCACTCAGTTTTGGCTTCATACTTACGCGGCAGGGGTGGCAGGTTCGGCGCCGCCTACGGGCGGGTTGCCATCGGGAGTAAGGCCTACCAAGGCTAGGATTTGCTCCGCACTCATGGAGCTTAGCACCTTCGCGGCAACGATAGGGCTTAGGGTTTGCAGGTTTTCCAGCACCTTGTTAGTAGCTGCAGTAGCCGGGCCGTAATCAGCAAGCGCGCGGATTTCGTCGGTGGTGAGCTTCGCTAGTACTTCTTCAGGCACGAAGCTGATCGGCTTGCGATTCCCTACGCTCAGGTGGGAAACCTCTGGGAACAGGCGGAACAAGGCCCGGAGCAGGCAGCGCTGCAGCGGCGAAAGGTCGTCCTGGGTTAGCTCAACCGCGTTCAATATCTCACGGGCGGCGCCAAGCTGGCCAGCTTTCGCAAAGCCACACAGGATCGGAGGAATACCGATGTTACGGCACACTAGCTCGCCCATGGCCTCGCGCTTCGTGATGAGCGCAGCCATGTTGTTAGTGCCCGTAATAGGCACCCAGACGGGCACCTGCTCTTTCGACTTAGCCGACAGTACTACCAACTTCTTCCGCCCTAAAGGGTTGGTGCCGTTGCCAGTAAATTCCTTGAGCTCGTCGTCGGTGCGCTCCGCTTCAGTTTTGCCTTCCTCGTCTTCGGTGGCCTCGTCTTCTTCGCCCACCATAACCAGCGCGCCATTCGGGAAAAAGCCATTACGCACTTCCTCGTAATCGAACCGGCTGTACTCCGCATCGGCGAGTACGTCCTCTAAGCCCGGCCAATGCGGCGGCAATGGATAGTCCATTTCGCCAGCTTTCGGAATGTAAGCGTAGAGGATTTGCCCGGGCTGGCCAATCTTCGGGCCCTCTGGGTTTTTCTCATCAACGGGCATTGCGGCTCGCTCCAGAATGCCCTTCACTACTTCCTCAGAATCATCAAAGGGTAGATGCTCCGTAGTCTCGCCTGCGTTGAAGCCCTTCTTGCCGAACTTGTGATTTAGCAGGAAAGTACCCTTATCAGTCTTACGAACCGATTGGAAGGGGAGCAGGTATGTTTCGCCCTTGCCACCTTCCGTATTGTACTTCACCAAAAATGCAGCACCATTGAAGTAGCCGCCGGAGCTGCATTCTTCCGCCCACAGGTCGTTAACCGTTTTGCCGGGCTGGCCAGGTACGGGCGTGTCGCCCATAGTGCCCAGCAATTCCTTCTTAAAATCGGGGTGGTTGGGGTCCTTAATGGGAACTGGGAAGCCCATGCCTTCCAAGAAGGCCGAACGCTTTTCCAGGGCCCGGTAACAAGCGCCGGAATCCTGAGCAGCTGCTAGGGCAATTTGCGGTACGTGGTTTCCTTCACCGAAAGCAATGCCCTTGCCGCCCAGCGAACCGATGCCCGCGTCTTTCTGGGCTTTGATGCCAGGCGGTAAAGTAGCGGGGGCTAGGTTCATAAAACCCCGCACAACCGTAGCGGTGCGGGGTTTCGTTGAACGCGGCGCCTTTCCTTGCGGTGCGGCCATGATATTAGGTGTTCTGACTACTTAGAATCGTTACGGTGCTTTTCGATGGCTTCTTTCAGATCGTCCACCTTCAGGTCGTCGCCCGGCTCAGCTTTTAGCTCAGTGCGGTAAACTTCCTGTAGCTCGTCTTTGCGAAGGCCCGACAATGCCACAGGCTTGTCTGCGTCCGGTGCTGCTGCCGAAGCGGGAATAAGCTCAATCACATGGCCGCGACCGTGAGACTTTAGCACTTCCACGTCGGAGTCGACAAAGTTGGCGGCCGTGATATTGCGCGTTTTCGGCGTGTGCACCGTAACAGTTGCGTCTTTGTAAGAGGCCTTAAAGCGGTACTTATTGCTAGTAGCAGCCATAGTTTCAGAGGCTTGAGGTGAGGAGTAGGAGATTACAGTTTGCGCGTCTGATTGCCGTTTTAAGTAGGCTTGCAGGCGGCGCACCATGCGGTCCCGCCGGTTGCACCGCTCTAGGTAGACCTCCCAGTAAACAGCCTGCAGAGTACCCAAGGGGATAGTATCCCCCTGGGCTACTGCATCACGTACCTTTTTTAAGAGGTCCGTGGTTTCCACTATGCTACTAGCGCGTCTAGGTAAGTGGTATTAGCGATGCGGAGCGCATCCGGGTCGGTAACACCCGCTTCTACTGGAGCTTGGAACAGCACCGGCAGGTTTGGCTCGTCGCCCTGCAATTCGAAAACGAGGGTGTTGTCGTCGTCAAGCTTGATGCCTGAACCGCCCTTACCCGTAGCTGCAGCGAGGCCTAGGCTTAAGCCTAGAATTTCGGTCTGCGTGGCGTTGGTGGGCTGGAACACTACCACGTCGTCGGCAATCGCGTAGCTCTCGAGCTGGGTGCGGTCGGTCTGCGTGAAGTGGTAGAAGCGGGCCGTATGCTTGTGCGTCCAAGTATTGTTACCTGTGGCGCCGATTTTCAGATCGTAGTTGATGCCGTTCTGAAACTTGCGGCCGGTAACCTTGTACAGCTTCGCACCAACCTTCAGTGTTACACCGGTTACGGTGCCATCTGAGGCCTTGGCAATAGAGGCAATATCCTTGCGCAGCGTGTAGTAGAAAGTGGCATCAACGCCACCCACTTTTTTAAAGGCTTCGCAAGTAGGGTCGAAATTACCCAGAGTTAGGGGGCAACCGATGGAAGTAGTAGGCATAGCCAGGAAATGCGTTTGTGGTTAGAGAAACTTTCCGGACCAGCTGACATCAACCTCTTGTCATTTCATTGTGAGGAGTGCAGCCGGCCCGGCGAGTTGTTTCGATTCTTGACTAGTAGCCGACTACCGTTACATCGCCATCGGCGTACTGCATGCCGATTTTATAGCGGATCTGAATGTTATTCAGGTCGGTGTTGCGGTCGAACCAAGCGGCCATTACTTGCGAAACTTGGTGCGTGTCGGTGCCTACCTCAAAGCCGCCTTTTACAGTCAGGTAGCCGCGGCGCTTGAAGGTTTCTACTTCTTCCTCGATATCATCATTACGCGAAATGGTAATGCCTTCGAAGGAGATAGTGCCCGTGCCATCAACGAAGTAGTTGAGGGCCTTCTCGCCGGTGGTCGTGTAGTTGCGTAGCGAGGCCGCCAGGTTGTTGTAAAGCGACGTGCTGAGCACGTACAACTTCTCCGAGTTTGGCGTCTTCGCCATGCCGCGGGGCTGGGCCTCGTACAAACCAGGCAGGAAGATGTCGCGGGTATAGTTGGCAGGCAGGGCGCCACCAGGTACTACTACGGCACGCTTGATTTTGTCCGGGTCGTCGTCCTCCAAGCCTACGCCTTTGAGGGCCAACGTCCAGAAACCATCGATAATCGACAAGGTGAGTCGCTTCGAGTAGTCGTCTTTCTGGGCTTCCGTCCAAGTCGACTTGTCGCCAGCGGGGGGCGTCTTGTCGATGGTGGTGTCGCCAAACTGAATCATCATCTGGAAGTCATTCTCCCAGATCTGGATATACATCGTTTTGAGCAGGTCCTCAATCTCGGTGTCTTCCAGGTTGTTAACGTCGTAGCCCTTTTTGCGAGCAAGAGCGGCAATGGTATCGCCGAAGTCCTCTGCGCAAATCTGATCCCAGATTTGGGCGTTTACTACTTCCAGCCACTTTTCGCGGGCAATGATGCGGCCCGAGTTGGTCTTCTCGCCGCAACCCTCGCGCTTGCGAGTAATGTAGCGCTTCATGGCCAGAAGGATAGTCTTCTCGCGAACGACTACATCTTCCCGAACACGGATACCGAGCGAGGCTTCAACATTATCGTTGTTGAATACCTGCTTTACAATTGCCTCGCCAATAGAGCCGGGCTCTTTGCCGGTGTAATTGACTTCTTCTTTGAGTCTGATTTCGATGGGCATAGCCGAGTCGATAGTGTTGAAAAGAGAGAGAAAGAGGTCTGCCTATTCAGCTGCGACCGGTAATGCTTAGATTTTGGTAACCGCGAACAGCGAACCGGAATTTTTGGCCCCGCCTACGCTCTTGTTCACCGTGCCCGTAGCACCGGCCGGAGTCGGGTTGCCAGTAGAGCCGGGCACTGAAGCCAGCTTGTTCTGAGCTAGTTTCAGCTTGTTGTTGACAATGGCGAGCTCGCGCTCTGCATCGGTGGCGCGCTTCTCAGCAGCTTCTAGGGCGGCGTTGTTTTCTACCACGTTGGCAGCCTCAGTTACTGAGGTAATGGCACCGGCTACTACCGTAATCGAGCGGCCATCTGCCAGGGCATAAGTGTCGTCAGCAGCGGCCGTAGTCATGTCGGCATCTGAATACACCATGTCGCCCTGGGCAATGTCATCGCCGGCGGCATCCACGTACACCGTGCCTTTCTCCTCTGCCAGCGTTACCGCAAGGTTCTTCGCTTCGGGAGCGGGAGCTGCGGCCGGGGTGGCAGGTTCGGGGGCGTTGTTTTTGAAAAGGGCCTTAACAGCGTCCACTACTTTGTTGACGATGTTGGTTTCTTCGGCTGGAGTAATAGCCATGTTCTGCGGTTTAATTGGAAGTTTGAGGAAGTTGAGAACCTTCTCCGCTCCGGCCGGAGCGACCAGCACATCGGTAGATTTGGCCGTAGCAAAGCCACTGGCTACCATTTCATCGGCAGTCTGCCAGGCGTTGCTGTTCAAGTAGTTGTTGGCTTGCTCCATCGTGATACCAGCCCGGGCGACGTACACCTCTGCTATCTGCAGCTGGATTTTATCGAGGGAGTCCGCCGCCTCGCGCATGTCGTCGGAGTTAGCGTAGCAGCCTAGGTCGCAAATGGGTTTATGCGTGAAAGCCTGCGAGGCGTGGTCGGCATAGCGCTCATCAGCAGCGAGGAAGATTAGCACCGCAATGGAAGCGGTTAGCCCGTGGCTATAGCTAATGACCTTTACGCCCTGTTTAACCAGGTCGCGTAGGTAGTTGTAGATAGCGTAACCCTCGAAAACCTCTCCACCATAGCACTTCCAAAAGTGCAATTCAACTACCTCTGGGTATTGAGGAGTGAGGGAAGAATCAAAAGCGGCGTAGCCTTCTACTAGGTAACGAATCTCCTGTAGGGTGGTGCCCCAGAAGTCAGAACCGCTACCTATTGATTCTCCGAAATTTACTTTCGCCACCTTCATACAATAAAGGTGGTGTGTGCGTATATTCGGGCTACGGATTTGCCGTGAAATGCGGCACTTACTATACCTTTTTTATATGCCCGACGAAGATAAAGGCCTGCATCCGTTGCGTATCATGGTGCCCACCGAGATATACGAGAAGCTAGAAGCGCAAAAAGAAGACGAGGGGTATACCACGTTACAGAGTTTTATCGCCCCGATTCTATGCGCCGTTGGCCGTGGGGAGATACGGCGCTCCTACCACAGTACTAGTCCCGCCATACAGACTAAGGCAGTCGGCATCTAGATATTCTTAAGGCCACGTATATTGTGCGCCTTATGAAAAAACTATACTTCGTTTCCTTGCTGGCTTGCTTTGCCTGCAATGGCGGATCTTCCCTTACTATGTCTGCCGAACAGCAGGCGGTTACTTCCTTTCTGAAGAAAAACGCAAACGACCCCGAAAGCTATGAGCCCGTTCGGTGGTCTAAGCCCTTGGTGTGGACTCAGGAAGACGAGAATAAATTACAGGTGCCCGCCCTACTTGATTCTTCTAGGCGGATGAAAGAGAAGGAAGCGCTCATGTACGACCTCGCGAAGAATGCAGCTGAGCGGGGTTTCCCGGATGCGAAGAAGTATTCTGCGGAATGGGAGGCCTTCTCGAATAAACGTATTGCTGTACTTAAGGCGGCGAAAGAACTGCAAGAAAAGAAGGACACAACCGCAGTCGGCAAAATCCTGATTCATGCGTTTCGGGCTAAAAACAAAATGGGCGCCCTCGTCTTAGATAGCGCCCAATTTGTGGTGTTTAAGAATGGCCAGGTTAAGGTTATCTAACCCAGCGTAGTCCGTTGCCGAACCAGCGCCCGGCGGCCTTGTGCGTTGTTGATATCCTTTACATCAACTATCACGGGTTGCCGGGCCATGGCCTGGGCTAGCTGATTGTAGTCAATATTCGGGCCGGCGGCGGCGGCACTCGCACGCACTGTGGCACCCCCGTCGCCCGATGCCACTACGCCCACCGGACCGCCAATGGCTAGGCGCTGTGGTTGGAAAATAGGCAAGTAGGAGAGTAGACTTCCGGCCAAGGCCTGTTGGCGCATAGATTCCACTACAGCATGGCCACCGGCGCGGTGCACCTCTTCAGCAGTCCAAACGTGTTCACCGTTTGAGAGCAAGGCCGGGATAGAATCCGATGTGCCACTACCTGGGCCATCAACCCGCCCCCCTTCAGCAAAGCCGGCCGTAATGGCTGCCTTGGCCGTTTCGAAGGCAGCCGTGATAAGGCCCGATAGGATAGCGGCCCGGGTAATGCCAGTAGCACCAAATGTGGCTACACTATCCGGCTGAGCTAACGAAGTAGTTACAGCAGCGGCTTGTTGCGCCAAGACTACTTTTTGCAGCGTATCGAGAAGCAGGATTACCAGCGTTTTACCGAACTCATCAAAATCGGCCGTTTGCTGCGTAAGCAAATCTCCCAGCGCCTGGCCTACGGTGGCAGTAAAGTCTTGGGTTAGGTCGCTAATAACCTGTAGCCGCTCCCGTTCCTTTGCTGTGATACGTGCCACCTGCGCTATTTCTACGTTGGTGCGCTGGGCCGCTAGGTCGGTAGTGTCCTTGTTGAACCGCTTAGCAATCTGAATACGAGCCTCGTATGCAGCCAAATCCTGCAGGTAGGCAGCATCTTGGTACTGTTGTTCTGATAGCGCGCCACTTGCCCGGGCCCGCTCCAGTGCCTGCTGTTGCTCGGTTATAGTTCGTTCGGCGGCATTGCTAGCTTCCTGGAAGCGGGTTTCGTTCGCCTCTCTTTCTGCCTGGGCATTAATGAGCCGTTGCCGGGCCTCATTGTTTTGCTTCTCATCTAAGGCGGCAATCTGCAGTAGGCGTTGCTTTTCAATAAGCTCGCGGCTTATTTCCAATTCTTCACTAGAGCCCACTTGCGCCCGGGCTAATCGAGCATTCAGTGTATCAATATCGGCCTGTAACGCATCCGACTTGCGGCGGCTGGCAAATCCTCTGGCCAGTTCGGCGGCGTCGCTGTTGTACTTCTTTTCGAGGGTTAGCCGGTCCTGATCTGACAGCCCCTTCTGGGTAAGTTCAAGCTGATACGCATTGCTCAGCTTTTGCCGTAAGATATTCTCCTCTTCCTCCGAGTTGGCTTTTACACTACGCAACTGAAGGTCTAACTCCTCACTCTGCGCTTGCAACTGCTTAGCCCGAAACTCTCTTCGCAAATCGGCTATTTCGTCTAACGCCCTTTGCTCAATCTCGCGGCGCTGGCCTCCGGTTATATTGATGGCAGAGGCCTCCGCTTTGGCCGTGGCTTCGATGGCTTTTATACGGGCGTTTAGCTCCGCTTTGCTGCCATCTGCTGCTGCAATAGCCAGCGCTGTATAGTGCCCTTTGGTGTTAGCAAACTCGCGGTCTTGCAGCTCCTTTGCCAACTGGAACCGGTTTGTAATAAGCTCATTCTGCTTACCAGCGGCATCCTCTTGAATGTCTCTCAGCTCATTCTGGGCTTCCTTGAAAGTTTTAAATTCCTCATCGTTGAGTTTTTCCAACCCGCCGCGCTGGTCAGCTTCGGCTTTGAGTAGAGCAATCTTGCGCTGCGCTAATTCACTAAGGGTCTTCTCGCGCCGTAGCTCAGTAGCATACGCTAGCTCGTTCGCCTGTTGCCGCTTTTCAATGCTGTTACGCTCATTGTCGCGTACGTTTTTAGCCCTCTCAACCTCATTGAGTAGCTTCTTATTCGTGTCGATATTGCGCAGCGTATCCCGCTCCAGCTTCTGGCGTTCGATGCTCAGGTCTTTAGCTAGCACTATCTCGCGGGAGATTTCGTCGCCAATACCCGACATAGCCGCTTTGGCCGAAGCAGCTGCTCCGGAGAAGTTGCCATCAAACAGTTGCTTGATAGCGCGGCCTGCCAACCCTACGCGGTCAATCAAGACATTGAACGTGGCGCTAACTTGCGCCATCACGTTGTCTAGTAGCTGCGTGCCCTCCCTGGTCTTGGTGAGGTAAGTTGCCAGCGAGCCCAGTACGACGACAAAGGCACCCAACCCAGTTGCGAGAAGGGCAAGCTTCAGGGCACCGAGTAGCGTAATTTCCCCGGCCGTAGCAGCCTTGGCAATATTCACTATCTGGGTAAACCGTTCCTTTACCGTATTGTAGCGGGCGGTAGCGCCGGAGAAAACATCGGTAGAACTCGCCGCATCTTTCAGCGCAGAGCCTACGGTCTTAGCTTCCTTCGGAATTTCCTCAAGCTGCTTTTCTAGGCCCGCAACCTTGAAGCCGATACGGGTATAGGCCTCGCTGGAATCTTCCAGCTGCTCCTGTTCCGCTTCTAGCTTGACAACCTCTTGAATTACCGGCCGGATGGCGTCGCCATAGCTTTTCAGCTTTGCCTGGGTTTGCTCGAACGAGAGGCCCGCTTTCGCGCCGGCTTCCTGTGCAGCTTTTTGCACAAACCCTATTTGGGTTGTAATCTTCTTGTACTCGTCTGAGCCCTCGCCGACCTGCTTCTGCTGTTCTTCCAGCTTCACCAGTTGCTGAATAACGGCGGTAATATCTTTACCGATAACCCCGTAATTGCCGACCTGGCGCCGGAAGTCTCCTACATTAACCCCGGCCGCGAGTAGGGCCTCATTCGTTTCCTTTAGTTCTGCAGTAAGGGCTTTGCCGGCCTCCGTGTTGAGTCGGTTTTCCTTGCCCATGGCGTTGTATTGCGCCGTAAGCTGAGCTGACTTAGCCTTCAGGGCATCTACACTACCTTCCTCCGCTTCGTTGGCTTTACGAGCAATTTCAGCCGCCTTTGCCGCCTCGGTGCGCTCTCGCTTCGTGGCAGCAATGGAAGCCGTAAGGTTGTCTTGCTGCGTTTTCAGCACGCCGCCTTTATCGGCACTGGCTTTCTCCTCATCACTGAGCGCCGCATACGCCGCTTTGCTGGCTTTCAACTGTTGCTGCATCTGCTCCAAGCTCCCAGCCTGGGCTTGGTTGGCGCGCACCTGGGCCGCGTTGGCCTCATTTAGTATTTTCTGCTCCTTAACCAGAGCATCGGCCTGAGCCTTTAGGCGCACCTGAGCGGCGGCCAACTCATCCGAAGACATACGGCCTTCCTGAAAAGCCTTTTTCATATCAACCGCCGCCTGCCGGTTGGCGTTGAGGTCTTTTTGAATGGCTATAAGGCGTTGATCATTGTAATTAATGTCAACTTCTAAGATTATTTTTTCAGCCATCGGAGCTAGTGATTGTCTTCGTTGAAGCGGTACTCGTTATTTTCCAGAAGCATAGCCTGGTCGTTCTCCGTAATCCGCACGTATTGGTCGCCTGTGGTTGGAATGGACACTTCAGCGGCCGGAATGTTGGTTGTATTCAAGCTGACGAGGGTACATGGCACGGGGGCGGTTTGGCCTGGCGTGTACTGGTCAATCAGATTGAGGTAGTAATCGCCTATTAGGGCCCCGTAACCTGGCCAATGCGGAATATTCAGGCGCACCGGCAGGGTAAAATCCAGTTGCGCAATGTCGGCGGCATTCAGGTGCACATCTACTTCTACAATGTGCACTCGTCGTAGCACCCGGCCCAAGGTCAGGAAGTAGGCTGGGAGTAAATCCTCGCCAAAGTCTAGGCCTAGGAATGTGACGCCAGCAGTGGGCGTAAAACCTGCATCGTTGTTGCCGTTGCCTACCCGTACATTCGGTATGGCGGGCTGGTCTAGATACAACACAGAGAAGTATGGCGCATCTCCCTCGCCTTGAAATAGCTCGGACTCTTTTGCTACTCGCCAATATGCGGGGTTAGTACCCGGCCGGGCGTTGATTGAGCCTAGAGTGTCTTTCGACTGCCAATAGCGGCCCCTGTCCAGTACGAAGTAATCAAGCGGGTACGTCGTATTAGGCCGCCATAGCTCAAAGTTTGAACCTTGTGCCTGCGTGAAGCGAGGAACATAAGGCAAGGTAGATGCTCGCCGTAATGCGGGGCCATCCTGTAGCGCAGCAAACGGGGCTACGTACGCCTCTTTTCCCTCTGCGATGGTAGTATCAAGCGAATAGGGAAGCATACCCTCGCCTTGGTAGTCGGGTTTGTCGAGCAACTCATAGGCCCCGGGCGCTTCTTCGTAACGGAAGTAATTCTTCTGTCCGATGGAGTCGAGCCGGAACTTTTGCCGGGGGCGTAAGGTGCGGTCAACCTTGCTGCTCCAGTCCTGTACCCGGCCGGCGGCTAGGTTGCGGTTTACATCTGCAAGTAGATCCGCCCGAATGAGGCGCTGCTCCTGGTCGGTCTGGAATAGTACGCCGAACTGGTTGGCCAATAGCTTAAGAAACTCGCCGCGGCTAATATCGGGCAAGCTCGCGTCTAGATGCACCGGGCTATTGTCGTAGGCCCTGGCCAGCGGCGTAACCACTAGGCGCGCGCCGGCGGCAATGCTGGCCTGCATGCGGTTTTCGGTGGTAAGCTGTACTATAATTTCCCCGCTGCCACTTACGCGACTGAAGGTGGTATCAATCTTAATCCGGCGTGTTTGTGGGGTTATGCCGCTATTCCATTGCCCCTCAAAGATTGGCTCATCATGGAAGTTCAAATTGTTTTCAGCTACTAGCAATCCGACCTTCTGCGTACCGGCATACGACCCCCCGGTGCCTTGGTACGTCACATCGAATACCAGTTGCACGCGGTAATCGGCTACCTCCGCCGGCAACCGGTAAAACGAGCCGCCGCCCATCTTCGGGTATAAGTGCAATCCTTCATCCTTCACAGCTTCCGGGAAGGCCAGCGTTAGGACCGTGGTAGTACCGGTGCTGGAGATGGTTTGCGCGGCGGTGCTCTTAGCTTCTAGCGTGTGAAACTTCAAATATTCTTCTCGCCGACGTGGGCCCACTTCGCCGCCTAGCAATTGGTGGCGCTGGAAGCGGTCTTCTGCTAAGAGGGAGCCCGTTAGCGTATACCCTGGCAGGGCATCGGCAACGATGCGCTCTAGTAGCATCCGGCTAAATACGGCGGGGCTTAGCTCGGAGTAGTGCACTACGGCAGTGCTGGGCGTAGGATACCGCTTGGTAAGGCGCCCATCATCAACCAGCGGATACGTGTAGGCTGCTGTGGGCGTGTTGGCTTGGGCTAACTGAACTGCCGAGAGGGAGAAGAAGTGGTCGTAGTCGGATAAGTCTAGGCCTCGCAAGGGCTTGTCGCCTACAGCGGCAAAGAGGGCTCCGGCCGAAGTGGTGAGGGTAATATCGTATCCATCGGCGGCCTGCTCCAGTAGTGCATGCCCCTGCAAAATCAGCACATCGTTGTAACGCAGTACCGCCGGAAGTAGCCGGTAGGGGCTGGTTGTGTCGGAATCGTAGGCGTGAGGCACTCCCAGCACCTGCAGGTTCCGGTTGGTCAGAGGCAAGACGAACGACTCGGAGAAGCCCGCTTCCCGCGTTTCGAAGTTATTCAGATCGAATACACGGTAGCTGAGGGCGACTTCCGCTCCATCGGGCAAATCAACCAAGAAGCCATCAAGGGTCAGTGTCAGCATCAGAGCAGGGCAATGGTTAAAACTAAAGCCCACAATAGAGCCCAGACTACGGCGAACAGAGCAACTAAAACTCTAATCATTATGCGCTTACCTGCCATCTTATTGCGTCTGAATAAGTAGGGGAGAGTAAGCTACCGTGAAGTCTACCACGTAGATTTTATCCAGCACCTGGTAGTCGCGGAAGCTGCCGGGCTGCACCTTTAATGGCACGTATTGACCAGTCGGCAGGCGCTCGTATACTTGGATGCTGGAGCGAATGCCGCGCAAAATGGCGGCCTGTGTAGCGGTCAAGCGGTCGGAATACACATTCATGGTGCGGCGCACCGGGCCGCGGCTGGCGTAGCGCTCTGTTCCGGTTTCGTCCGTGTAGCCTGTGCCATCGGCAACGTCGGTGCCGTGCTCATGCTTGCCCCGAAACAGGCCCCAATCCCAACCCCCGAACCGATTCAGCCAAACGAATTGCCGGTAAAATTGCGGGCATGGCCACTCGGTGGCCGATTCGGGAATGTTGCTTTCTGCCACAACCCGGGCGGGGCTTAGGCTAATCGTATTCTCGAACCGGGCGAAGTCTTCGGGCACGTTGGCATAGGCCACCCGGGAAAGCTTGCGCTGGCCTACGGGCAACCGCTCCGCCGCATTGAGCACCCGTAGGTCGCCCGTGCCGCCAATAGGGGTGCCTGTAGCTCCGGTATAGGCGGGCTGCAGTCCCCAGTTTGCGCGATAAAACAGAACGAGGGCCGCATCGGGCCCGCTTTCCACCGGCGCACTAATGGTAAAATGCGCTTTCAGATACTCCGACAGGTTGATGCTCAGCAGCTGACCAGCCGTGCCACTGCGAACCAAGCGTACCAGAGTTGACCATGTAGCGCCGTAGTCGTGACTTACTTGTGCCACGAAAAGCATATCCGCTTCACCGACTACAGTAGCTGGCATGCGGCACCCTATGATCACTGGCAGATGCACCGGCGTAAAATCCGCGGGCATCAACTCCGGGGCTTCCTGTGGTGGCACTTCGGGTTCAACCGGATCGCCAATGCTGTACTCTACAAAAGCCGAGCAATTATCGGAATCGGTGAAGGTGAGCCTATAGCTTCCCTGCGGCACTTGGTTAATGACTACCGTTTGCCCGCTGGTATAAATCGGCGCTAGCTGTACAACCTCGTTGTTAGAGGAAAGCGCAGTAATTGCCCCGCGGAAGGTATCCGCGCTAGTTGTAACCTTTACTGATACCGTGCCCTTGGTTTCGGGGGCTATGGGCTGGGATACTGCTAGGTCACTAGTGGCAATGTCGCACACTAGGTGGCAGTCAACCGTAAAGCTCCGCTGGGTAGATGCCCCGGCGTGGTCGGTGGCGTAGATGGTATAGCTACCATTTGGCAGCGCCGTTGCCTGGAAGGATTCATCAGCACCAATAGCCCCGCCCGAGTCAATATCCTCGTTAGCTTCGTTAACTATCGAATATTGAACGTTGGTATTGTTGTTGGCGTCGGCGTCCGAAGTGGTACGTAAGGTAAACGGCTGTACCCCACCATCGGCTTTACAGCTGGCGGCGCCTAAAATGATGGTAACGGTTCCTAGTGCGGGCATAGCCCGAAGGTGCTAGGTTGCGTCGCGCTGGGTATGAATCCGCCACGAAACACGGCAGGTATTTACAGGCGCAAGCGGAGTCCTTCGGGGCTGGCCATCTCACGTAGGGCGCCCGCGGTGCGTTCTACCAAGGCCGGGCCTAGGCGCTTCTTCAGTTGCTGCAGCGCTACGCTTCCTGTGGCTTTCGAGAGGATGCCCGAAGGCTGGGCTGCCTTGTGCAAGATGGTGCCTTCCTGCGCAATCTTTCGGCCTATCAGGTAGGCAATGCTCTTAACCTTGCGCTGGGTCTTGGCATCGGTACCGGTTATCTTGAATTTACGCCGTACCCATGTGCGCAGCGAGGCCACATTCGGAAACTTGCCGGGCCCGCGGCCATACTCCAGATGATAGCTGTAATCAATGCCAGCAATAACGAGCGTAAGCCCACTCTCGCGGCCAATGATGTAGTAGCGCAGCGAGCGGGCAGCCCGACCTGACGCATTCATCGGCCCGTAGCCCGCTACATTTTTGGTGAGAATATCCTTCCGGATGGTTTCGACCGCTTCTTGCCCGAACGCATCAAGTTGCTGAAACACCAGGGGAGCTAATACGCCAGCCATTAGCAGGTAGCCAGCGCGGGCACGGCAATGGTGAAGGCAACGGAGATGCCGGTAAGCATGGCCTGTTGTGCATTACGCACTTCCTCGCTGCGAACTTCCGTAATCTCAACCAGGGGGTGCCTATCGAGCTCACTCATAAATTTATCCTTCAGGCGGCGCATCTCCGCTACGCCAGCATTCAAGCCCGGCCGGTCGTCGCCTAGGCCTTCTACACTCGTCAGAAAGGAGATGGCCGCGTCGTAGCGCTCGACTCTATCCGTACCGGGTTTTTCGGAAGCAGTGAGCGGATAGAGCTGTATTTGCGGAGTAGGCAAATTGTCGTCAAGTGTGGCCTGGGCATTCGTGCCGTACGTGAACGAGCCGACGGGCGCCCCGTCCTTCAGTACGGCACCGATGCCACCGTCAGCACTCTGCCCACCAAGGGCACGAAAGGCAGTAGCCTGTAGAAGATCGGGCGCGGTCTGGTTCATTGGTTCTTGCCTGTAATGATGTGAGCGGGGGTGTATAAAAAAGCCAGGTGGTTGTACTCTTTCAGCCACGTATCAGGAATCGGCCGGCCTACCTCGATATACCTAGCCATGGCGGCCTTGATATCCTCCAAGCGTTGCAGGTTCACCTGAGCAATCCAGACTGCTTTAGGAGTCAAGCCAAGGGGCGGGCGCTGTTCCTGGCCTTCGGGCACTACTGGCATAGCTATACAGGTCATTGCTGTTTGGTTTTTCTGAGGTCCCGTAGGGCTTGCTGAAACTCGTAACTATCCCGCTCATGGAGCAGATGGGTTGCTACGGTATCATAAGGCCACTGTGCCACCACATCGGGCGACGTATGATAGTCCTGAGCTACGCGCTTGAGCACGTTGAAGTAGTTGTACTTATCAAATCGCTCATTGCCGGCCGCGCGGTGGTCTTGCCCTTCCGGGGTTTCATCGGGCTCGCCTAGTCGCTGGTAGATATGCTGTAGCCGTTTGACTTCTGCCAGGCAGTGCTTCACCGCGGGGTATGTTTCCGAGATAGGATAGCCTAGGCAGACTTCACCGCGACGGGCGGCCCGCTCCATGTTGAACTGGCCACTTCCCGAAAGCTCCTGTTTGCGTTGCACGAAGACGCCGTACACACTCGCAAAGCAATCGGCGAGGCTGTTCTCCCGAAGCAGGCGGAAGATGGTATCAACCTGTAGGTAGGTTTCCTGTCCCAGATCCGCCGGATAGGGGAGTCCTTCTTCCGTGGGCGGTTCCTCTGACAGAAAGAACACCGGCGAGAGCATGGCGTCGTTATCCTGAACCGAACGGCCAATAAAGACGCGCTCCACATCTTCGAACGTGATAGCATGCCGGTCGGTCTTAGCCAGCTCGCACCATTGCCGCGTGGTTACCTCCCGCCAATTGGTAGGCAGCACGAAAGGGCCGGTGCTATCTACGAATCGGATCATGCCGCCTCTGTATCAATTGACTCGACAATCTCTCCCTTTATCAGAAGGGTAAGCAAGATGCGGTCGGCAGCCCTGTTGTGCATGTTGATTGCCGTAGTCCGGTGCGTAATCTCCTGTATGATGAGGCCAGGATCATTCGCCATTGCCTTGTCTACCTGCTCCTGGAAAGCATCCGACACGTTAGCCGCTTCGCACACAGTTGAGGCAAATAGGAAAGTTGGGGTAACGGTCTGAGATGAGGAGGCGAGGATGATTCCAGTATTGTTATTCATGTGACTTTGCTAATTTGATATAGCACGAATGTACGAAATTTAACTGTGTAGTATCTACAGAGTTAACGCCACTTTTTGACCTTTGCCCGGGTGGCTTTGGGTTGCGGGTTCTGTAGCCGGGCCTGGGCTACATAGCGCACTGCATCAATGGCATGGTTGAACGTATCGATGGGCTCATTCGTGGTTTTGCCGGTTGTCTTATCAACCTTCCATTTGTACCGGTCTAACTCTTTTTTCAGCGATACACAGGAGGGTAACAGGTTGAGGTTGTAGCGCTTCAGTACATCGATACCCGCATTCACGCTGCCGGGGCCTTTCTGGGCTCCCTCAATCGGTAGGCCTAGGCGCTTTAGCTCCTCAATGCTCTTGGGTTCTGAGCTATCGGCAACGATGCTCCAGCGCTTAGCGGGCCGCTCGTCAGTCAGCAGCTTGTAGATATCATCATTGGTGAGGCCAGGGTCGTAGAGGATTTCATCGATGTATAGCTCGCCACCACTGAGGTATAGGTCGTGGGCACTGGTCGGGTCGTTAGTAAAGCCGAAGTCTAAGCCAGTGCCTAGGTACTTAGCGCCTTCGGGAAGCTGCAGCGCCTTAAATACTTTCTGGAAGACGAGGCCCTCAATCTTGCCAGTGAGCCCCCGAGCATACACCTTCCATAGTTCCTCATCTTCATTCCGAATGTCCTCAATCTCTTGGTGCTGCTCCGGCGTAAGCCACAGGTTATGCCGGTGGTCGGAGATGATGAGGCGGGTGTTGGCCTGTCCGATAACCTTCTCATGGGCCCAAAACTCCGCCGTAGGGTTATAGTCCAGTATAACCTTGAAGCGAGTCCGGCGGGCTACCTGCCAGTATATCTTATACCCTATGCCGTTGGCCTCATTGAAGAAGGCCACGTCGCGCTTACCGTTCTTCGCGCTCTGCTCAGTCTCGTACGAGGTAAACTCAATGATGCTGCCATTCTTGAAGTAGATAATGCGCTCGGTTTTATTCCAGCTGGCGATGTAGTACTCCAACTCCGGCGTAAGGGCATAGATGGTTTCCGCGTCCCGGTAGGCACCTTTCTTAAGGTTAGGGATACTTTCACCAATAACGGTAATCACGAAGCGCTTCCGGGTTATAGCCCAGAAGTACAGCAGCTGCATAATGGAGTACGTCTTGCCGCTACTAGTGCCGCCCTGGTTTACTAGCGTCTTCTCCGGGGCATTCAGGTTTTCCAGGTAAAGGGGGCCCGCGTCAAACATTACAAGTCGACTTCCTTCTCGGAGTTACTGAGTGGTGGCGCGCCGGTGTATACCTTGATCTCTGGCATAACCTTCGGGGCCGACTGCTCATTGTCTTTCTCGTATTTGCCGTGCATTCTCAGGATATCGCGTAGCGCTGCATCTGCGGGATACATCTCCACTTTGGGTCCGAACTCAGTCCAAGAAAAGGCCTTTATCCGGCCTAGGTCGTTGGTCTTTGCCAGCGCTACCATGTCTACTTGCACTGCTTCATACTCTTCCGGCGGCCCGTCAATGTCGCGGGTAGCCTCCGGGTTTTCCGATAGCTCACACTCAAAGCGAATAATCTGCAACTGCAGCCGCTTATGCACCCGGTTGCGCTCGGCTTGATACTCCTTCAATTCGTCGCCCTGCAACTGCAGCACTTCAAGCGAGCGGGTGGTGTACTTCTTCTCGAAAGCTAGTTCAGCTTCTAGTTGGTCTATTGCCTCTCCCAGTGGCTGCTGAATAGTTGGCCGGCGGGTCCTGGTTTCGACCTTCAGATAGTCGTTAAGGCGGGTTTTAGCTATATCTCCAATGTGTTTAACAGCCTCGTCTGCTGTCATGGCCAGCGTTTTTAAGCGCTCATCAACCGCATTGCGAATGTCAATATTTGTCAATAACCAACTACCCATCTGCCGGGCGGTTTTTGCTGAGAAGCCAGCGCGTATGGCGGCCTGGGTCGCGTTACAATCGACGGGGTACTCCTCAATAAACCGTTTCCGTTTATCGGTGAAGTCGGGCGCGTTTTGTTCTTCGCTGTTGGGGGTATCCATAAGCAGCAAGATGCTACCAGCGCCAACGCTACGCAGGATTTGGCCCTATTTTGCGGCAAGTATTTCGCGGGCTTCTTGTAGTTTTATATCCTATGGAAGTCTTCGGCCCTAAGTACATCGGTCATACCTTAGACCTGCGCACCATTCGCGCTTTTATCTTGGATCTCGAGCTCAACGAAGCCGACACGCTCCTACTTCATCCAGACAACTACGATAGCCTGGTCTTGGAGTACCGCGACATGTACCGCGAGCCGATGCCACAGCCATTCTATGTCTTGGGGGTATACATTGATGAGGCCGACGCTAATGCCATCGGGCCGCTTCGGGTACCGAAGGATAGGGTAGTAGTCCTGTATGATGATACCCGGCCGCATCGGGTCGAGTTGGCCAGGGCGGACACCACACTAGGAGATGATGGCCGCACGCTCTACCGGTGCACCGAATGTGGTGGCTTTGTGACGCCGGATGGCTTACCTATTACGGGTTCACTACGAAAGCAGTATATCAACTGGGTGAAGACACGCGAAGACCCCTCCACGGTTCGCACGGTTGGGGAGTGCTGCGTGAAGGGGTAAAGCTAGGCCGCGTTAGCCAGCGGAAACAAGTCCGGCGCGGGGGCTGGAAGGTCGGCGCCTTTATTCATGTTGCACCGATAGCAGAGGCATTGCAGGTTTGCCCGATGGTTGCCGCCGCCTAGGCTTAGGGGTATTATATGGTCAACTGTTAGCCGGAACTTGGTTCGGCACGTTCGGCAGCGTCGTTCCTCGCGGAGCACCTGAGCCTTAAGCGCCTGCCATTCAGGGCAATTCTCATCAGGTCGGGGCGTGGGGTCGGGAAGTAGCCTTGGGCCTTCGCGAATCCGGCGCTTGCGTCTTTTTTTAGCACGCCCCGCTTTGCTAAGTTTTTTAGTTGGAGGCTGCTTGTACTTTGCATTGAATTTCATAAATAGGTGGGCTCAATTATGACAAATCTGTACTAATACTTTTTCGCCCTATGCTTACCCCGCCGTACCCCGGTCCCTCTACAATTACCGATGCCGCCGGTCGACCCGTTGGTCCGAATACTTGGTTTTACTTTCACCGGTGGCCGTATCCGGCGAAACTAGGACCAGACACCACCGGGCTGTCTTCGTGCTTTCTATGGCGCCTAGAAGAGACGAAATCGGGTAAGTACATGCTCGTCGCCTACGGGGAGAATAAGCGGCTGCGGTTCACCCATAAGCGTAGCCGGGAGCTAATCTCGTTTTGCCCCTCCGTTCATATGCTGCTCCAAGATTACCCCTTGGAGTGGAGCCGTTGGCTTGCGTCGGGAGTAGGGGTGTACCTGACTGATTCAGGCCTTGATATAATGCTACACACGCAGCTCAAGCAAGGCCGGGGAAGTACTACCCTAGATTGGCGAGGTATGCGAAAGCCATACACCCGCGAGGAAATCAGTTGGTGGCTGATGGAAACTTTATACGTTGCCCTGCACTACCGCAAGGCTGTGAAAACTGAAGACCGCGAGGGAGAGGAGATGGTACGCCAAGCCGTGCTTAAGTTCATCAAGACCATGGAGCGGCGCGAGGCCGCCGGCCGGCCCAGCATACCACCGAAGCGGGAGCGGTCGGCCTAGGCCGCCATCTCCAGTGCTGGCTTTTTCGGCTCGCGGAAAAGGCCCCCGGTATTTACACCTGATAGAGCTGCGTATAGCTCGGGGGTTGGCCGCAACTGTGGGTTGTTTATAGCCCACCGGCGAAGCGCGCCCATGCCCTTTTCTACATGCCTGTGAACGAGCTCCCTAGTTATACCTAGCACTTCGGCGGCCTGGGTCTGAGTGAGGCCGTGGAAGTAAGTTAAAATGATAGAAGACCGTTGCCCTAGTGGCAAGCGCAGTACTGCCTTGGTAACTTCCGCAAGAACGTGGCTGGCCTGCTCATGGCTTATCCCATACTCAGGTTCATCTATGCTATCGGATTCGGCTACTGTGAGAAGCATGAAGGGGTCTTCGTCGTACCCGGGCTCGCTGGGGTTCTGCTTCTTGATAGTGTGAACCGCTGTGCGAAGATGGATACGGTAAGCCCAAGCCAACAGGGCGCCGGCACCGAGGGTTTCCCCTTGCTCGGCACCGGCGGGGTTGTAGCGACGTTTACGAAACAAGGTCAGCAACAGGGCCAAACTATCCTGCACCAGATCATTGCGCTTATCCGGGCATGACACAAACAGTCGGCGAAAACTGTAGGAGGTCAAGCTTTGACGGAGCTTGTCGAGGACCGGTCCTAAGTGCCGTTCGTCGCCTGAATCATAATAGGCGAAGACGGCGGCTGTTAGGGGGCAGGCTTGTACGGTTACGTCCTGTTCCATGATCTTACTTGAAGAAACGTATTCTGTTTTCGTGGTTGGTTTTGTAGTTGTAAAGGGTCTCCAGCATCTCCAAGTACTGCTTATGATTGACGCACCGAACTACGGAGTTCGGTTGTAGCGCAATCTTGTGCAGAAACACTTCCTGCTTAAACCCCTCCACGTAAAGCACGCAGTGATTGATGGCTCGGACGAACCGAGTTTCGTAGCCGTATTCGAACTTGGTTATCTGGAGTATCTTCTCCAGAAACTCGGCTACCTCAATAGCACGGAGGTAGTACCCACCCTGAAAATTGCCTGCTCTAAAGTCAACGTGCTTATTGCTATCGTTGCCCGATACCAGCTCTTGGGCGGTTGACAGGGAGAACTTCGGATGATGCTTAATAAAGCGGCTTAGCTCGATATAAGGGGCCTTGCCTTTTACCGTCCAATAGTTGAGGTAGTCGGCACCTTTCCAGTTCTTATTATTCGCGTTGAGGATAGCAATATCCTCCTCTTTAAGCTCCTCCGTAATACGGTAGTAGATTGGCACTCCGAGTAGCCGGGCAGCTTCCAGGCGGTGCTGGCCATCAATTACTTCGAAGTCTTTGGTTACATCGATTGGTTTGATGTGCAACCAGTTGCGGACCTTGATAGCCGCCGCGAGCTTATGAGCATGGGTGTTATCAACCTCCCGGTTCGCCGTAATGGTTTTGAACTGGTCGTAGTTGGTCGTATGGAAAACGGCACCAGTAGGGAGGGGCTCAGTGCTAATTTCCTCCGGTTGCTGGGCTGCTTCAATATCAGCGCTGTCCTTAATGACTGCGAGTGTTACTTCTTCGTTTAGCGACTCGAAGAATGATTTTCCAGAGGCTTCCATTGCTTTATGGTTGAAAAGTGAATTAAAGATTGAGTGCGGCCCTTGGCTTTCAAGGGGTTCTAAAATGTATTTGCCGTATTCTCTGACTTGATTTTAAGCCGCGCAACCTGGGAAGCCGATTAAGTGGGCGTCGCCTAAGTCTACATCTAGGATGCGCTGGAGCAGCTGGCGTAACTCCTCGTAATGCTCGGCCGTGGTGGCGAAGGCCTCCAATGCCGCCGCATGGTTACAGGCATTTAGCACCTGGTTGAAATAGGCTACTATAGAGCGGTTGCGTATGTCTTCATTGATCTCCGCCTCTATTTCATCGGCCAGGGTCTGCTTTACCATGTTGCCGTTTTCATCCGGCCGATAGGTGGGTAACTCGTGCCCCGTGGCCTCGCGCATCCCCTTGAACACGTCGAACTTCGTGGCCTCCAAAACGTGCATAGAGAAGGTGGCGAAGTCCTCCGCATTGCTTGATCCTATATGCTCACCTCGCCAAGAGGCACCAGAGAAGTATTCCCTCAGATCGTTCTTAAAGTGGTATTCATCGAGGGTCTTCTCATCTTCTTTGAAGACTACCCGCCACTTCTGCTCGCCCGCTTCATCTAGGCCATCCTCTGCCCAGTCGTCGTCTTCACCGCCACCAAATTCTTCTAGGCTAGCCATGCGCTTTTCAATGGCGTAGCGCTTAAGGTCCCCTTCGCAGGTATCCAGCAGTTGAATTAGGCATCCTAGGGCGCTGGTAACGTCGTTATGTATACCTCTCAATGCCTCGCCTAGAATGACCATGTGGTAGAAGCGGGGCATGCAGTAATTGAAGGTTTGCTCGAACTCAGTGGTTTGCTCCGGCTGGGTGGCCTGCTTCATAAGGCTGATATACTCGCCCATGGAATACATCGGGGTTACTACTGTTTCTATGGTGTGAAGCTTGCCCATGTACGCATTGAAAAGCTTGGCGAGGTTGTCTTCTGCCTCGATTCGATTCATTATGTGAAAGCGCATGATGCTAAAATGATATAGGTGAAAAGCTTGAAATTTGGCAAAGGGGTTCCCTTTCGGAGAAGTAGTCGGTTTTTTTAGACCACTTCTCCGTTTGGGTTTTATCAAGAAATGAGGGGGTGTTAACCTACCGGGCCGAAGTCGCCATGGTCGGTGTGGTAGCCGGGAATTTCATCGGCCATTGATTCGCGACCAGCTGCCCACGCTTCGTAAGCTGCAGCGGTGCGGTAGTGCATATACTTGCCAGTGGGGTACGTTTCCAAGGGCATATCCCGCTTCCGGGCCCACGCTTCGAAGATGGCTTTGGTATTGCTCTGTGAAGCGTTACGGTTCATCAGTGCCTCCGCTTCTGCTTCGGGGGTGGCATACTGAGTAGGGCGGGGTTTGCGTAGCTCGTCACGAAGCCCACGCAAGTACCGGGCGAAGCCATCCAGCGTCAGGAAGGTTAGCTGAGCGCGGGCTACCAGGTATTCTTGGTGCTGAGCATCTGACTCATACTCGCCCATAGGGCACCCCTTCAAATGATCGGGCAATAGGTCGGCTTCTACTGTATTGATTACTGCCTCCGAAAGACAATACACTGTCCAGCCTAGGTTACTCAGAATGCGGAGCGTGAACTTCAACGACTGTAAGGTGGCAGGGTCCGACCAGTCGCGGTGCTTTTCCTGAACTAATAAGGCAATCTTGTTATGCGGATCAGCAAAGGATACGAGATAGGAGAGCACCGGGAACTTGTGATACATGGCCACGCCAGCACCCCGAAGCGCATTCTCTACCGAGTAAGAATTTTCTGGCCACTCGTACTCATAACCCAGCGCGAAGATTTTCAGCGTGCTCCGCTTCATCTCCAGAATAGCGGGCATACGCCGGGTATACTCCTCTATTATTTGCTGCTCTATCGATTCCACTTTCCCTCGCGGGGCGTGTTGCTCCGGTTCAGGCCCATTCCATCCGTAGGGCTTGATAATGTTAATGCGGTGTAATTCCATATATAGAGGGTGTAAAAGGTGTAAAAAGACACGTCTGGTAAAACCCGGAATTTCCGGTTTTATGAAAGTATGCTTTCGTACGTTTATGGCGGGCGGGGCTTCATAACTATTATTTGCGTATGGTTAGGCGGCCGTGGGCAGGGTGCCAAGGTTCGGGAGGCGGTCGGTGCGAATCAGCTTGATGCAGTCCGATAGCTCCCCGCTCTGTAGCCGCGGCCCGTCTATGTACTGGGAGTGCTGCAGCAAATGCAGGTAGGTAAGCATGGCTTGCTCCCAAGCGGCTAGCGCAGCCTCGACTAGTGGGTCAACTGTAGCGCGAGCTTCCTGAATTTCAGGGAGCAACAGCAGATATATTTCGTCGTTTTCCTGGGTGAAGAATAGATCGGGGCCCAGCTGATGCCGGTCGCGCCACGTTGCCAGTACTTCCTTCACGATAGGCTCAGAATCTTTCACTGCATGCCAGGCAGACCGCAAGGCCATTACGGCGGCATCCATGCTGGCCAGGAGCTTCTGCCACTCGCCAGCATTTGCCCAGCCACCATCTACGTGAGGATTGGCACCGGCAGGCCGGGTGCGCTGCAGTACCAGTTGCTGTATGCGCTTAATAGATTCGGCCGTGTCACGTAGCCGGCGGCGGAGGGAGCGGGCCATAGTGCGGCCGCGGTATAAGGGTTCAGCGGCAAGTTGTTGCCGGGCTAGCTCGCGGAGCTGCGGAGGTACGGGAGGTAGGTTCATGGCTTGCGGAACCAGTTATAAGCTTTAGGCCAAAACCAAGTGATGATCACCGACCCGAAGGAATACCAACCCGTCGCTACGGGGGTATATAAGCCGATTATGTGAAGCACCCCTGCCATGGCGAACGAACAGAGAAAGACAAAGCAGAACTCTTTCTTAAATCCTTCCATGGCCTAGTCTACCGGTTCGCCGGCATCGCTAAACTCGCTGGGTGTTGAGGTGCGCAGAGCTATCTTGCGCGGGCCGAAATGCTCAGCAGCAGGGGCGGGGGTGGGCACTGTTACCGGAGGGGTGAAGCTGGCATCTTCCAGGTCAAAGTACCGGCCGTTCTTCATCGTTGAGCCTACCGTTACTTCTTTCAGCGGCCCGTTGCGGTGCTTCGCGAAAATCACATCGGTAGTGTCTGCTACCGAGTCGCCTACTTCATCTTCCTTCACCCCATAGTATTCGGCCCGATACAGGAAGACTACCACATCGGCGTCTTGCTCAATGGAGCCCGACTCGCGTAGGTCGGACAGCATCGGCTTCTTTTCACCGCCCCGGGTTTCAACGGCCCGCGAGAGCTGCGACAACGCCAGCACAGGTACGTTCAATTCTTTCGCGGTTAGCTTGAGCCCGCGGCTAATGGCGGCTATTTCCTGTTCCCGAGTGCCTTTGCCGGGGGCGGTCATTAGCTGCAGATAGTCGACTATAATCCATTGGATATTATGCTCAGCTTTCAACTTGGCAGCGTGGGCCCGAAACTCGCTAATGGAGAGGCCGGGGGTATCGTTGATGTAGATTTGGGCATTGCGTAGGCCCTGGGTCCGGTGGCGTATTGTCTTTGCTTCTTCTAGGCCGCCGCTTGGGAAGTAGCCCTTCTGCAGCTGGGAGGTGGTATACTCGCCTAGCTCCGTGGCAATCATCTTGCGCACCATCTGCGTATTGCTCATCTCCAAGTTGAAGATGGCGCCCGGGTATCCTGATCGGGCGGCGGGCACGGCACCTGCTAGGGCAAAGCTGGTTTTGCCTACGCCGGGTCGGGCGGCAATGATAATGAGGTCGGAAGGCTGCCAGCCGCCGGATACATCATCTACGGCAGCGAGGCCACAGGGCACCCCCGTAATGCCGCCGGCTTTCTGTGCTGCCTGCTCTATCTCCGTCGCGACCTGCTCCAGCATATCGGCTACTGTTATCGGGCCGCTGGTATGCAGTGACTGTTGAATCGTATGGATGCGGGTGTAGGCTTGCGCCATCATCTCCTGAACATCACTAGTGGGGTCAATAGAACCCTTTAGTAGTTCCTGGAAAAGCTCGCCTATTTGACGCTTCGCCGTTAGCTGAAGCAGGAACTGGCAGTAGTCGCCAATGGCCCGGCCGCGGGGGGCGTGCGTGTATAGCTTGTTTACGTACCCAGCGCCGCCGGTGCTTCTTAGGGTGCCATCTTTGGCTAAGCGCTGGCTTACTGTCAGGTTGTCAACAGTTATACCTTCGGTGCGGAGCGCTTGAATGGCATTGAACAGGTAGCGGTGGGCGGGCGTGTAGAAGATTTTCTCGCCGTTCTTAAGCAGGGTTAGCGCGTCGCGTAAGCCTGCATCACTGGTAAGCATGATGCCGAGTACGGCGCGCTCCAGTTCGTCGGAATTTTGTGGGAGGTGGGAGAAATTATCGAGAGGGTTCATAAGGCTTTCTGGCGTTGAGATTTCAACTTGTCTTGCAGGGCTGGCGGGGCGGCGGTTGGGGGCGGCCCTCCTTTACTTGCGCGGGGCGTGGGCAGCTCCGCGTCTTTCCAGCATTCATTGTTGAGGTAGGTCTTCGGGTCTTTCCGGTACTGCTTATCCGGGGTGGCACGCACATACTTCGGGACGTGCTCCATTATCGCGGCCCTCGTCTTGGCCGAAAGACCTTCCCACTTTTTCCGACAGGCCTTGGTGTCGGTCTTCTTTCCGTAAGCATTCCAGAAAGAATCAAAGTCTAACCCGTCGGGGGGTATTGCTTCTATTCCTTGGGTGCCCGCATTACCGACCAAGAACTCGGTGTATTCGGGGAAAGTAGATGCAGAGTCAGGTTCAGAATTTTTCTCACTCAGCGCGGAAGCGCTATTGTTATTCTTATCCTGTTTTATTAAACTATTATTATACTCTGCGGATTTCGCATCTACTTCTTGCGGATTCTGCATGAAGTCCTTGCGGATTTCGCATGGACTAGTTGCGGATTTCGCATCTACTTCATGCGGATTTCGCATGGACTTTTCATAGAGTAATATGGCTTTTTCGGTGGGTATTACAGCGCGTTTGCTTCGCTCTGCATAATTGAAGTCCCGACTGATGTAGCCATTATCTTCCAGCCACTTCATGGCGTCGCCTATGGTGCGCTTACCAATGTTATAGCGCTCCGCGTAATGGTCGTCTGAGGCAAATACCTTCCCTGTGCGCTTATACATGCTCAGGATATCAGCTAGGAGCACCTTTGCATTTAGCGAGGGCGCATCCATTGCCAAGACCGAAAGCGGTAGAATAAGATATTGCGGGGATTTAGCAGACATGAACCGGAGAGCAGACGGAGAGTAAGGGCAAAGGCGTGGCCAGGGCTACCAATAAGTAGCCCGGCTACAAGCACCTTCAAATGGATTAAGCCGCTAGGCGTTGGCCCTGGCGAGTCGGCCAAACAACGGCCATTGACATTCCGCCCGACTGCAGTTGTTTCTTCTTAGCTCGCGCAACGCGGCGGTTCGCATTATAGCGCGCCTTGTCCTCATCATGCTTTGTATAGCGGGCTTTGATCTCCTCCCAGTCCGTACGCTTCGGCAGGCTTGGATTAACCATTAAGTGGCTGAAGCTCTCCGGCAGGTACCGAACAAAGCGGAACACCCGGAAGGGATTTTCTTCTGTATAATAGGGCGACTCCCCAAAATGCAAGCCCATGCACCAGCCGATATATCTCTCGGGAGCATCTTCAGGGCGAGGGTCGGCATCAAATTCACCCTCAAACCGGCCGCCGCTTATGTATCCAGACTTTGTTTTGTTTGACATCTGGACTACTTGCCGAAGGCGAACTAGTTGCCCACCTATAAGATATACTTCTCCAGGCGTAAGTGGGTCGCCTTCAAATACTTCTTCCATTTCAATAACAGCGCCTGGCAAGAAGCGAGGAGCCATAGAAGAATAAAAGTATTCCTCTGGCACTTGGTAATGGAAGCGCGGCGAATCTTTGCGTAGTGGCTGTGCTTCAGGCTCGAACCAATACCCTGCCTGATTTTGCGTAAAGCCACCTAGTTGAGTAGGCAATGAGGCCTTGAACTCCTCTGATAATGCAGCGTTGATCTTGCCCATGAACCGCTCGGCACGGCGTTGAACTCCATTCCGGGCGCAATCCAGAATTACATTAAGAATGGTAGGGTACTCAATAATGCTGTTCAGATCATCTATCCAGCGCAAATAGCTCAGCACCTCCGGCTCATCTTGCAACATATCCTCGATAGCCTCAACAGTTAGGGGCGAGGGTGCTTGATATTGCTTAGCAGGTGAGGAGGGGCACTCAATGAAGCCAGCTACAGCGGTTTCCATAGGCAGAGTCAATTCAGCAGTTTTCATTATCTTTGTGTATTAGAGTTTAAGAGTTGAAATGGGCACCCATGCCGGGGTGCCTTTTTCATTTTAAGGGCTTAGGCCTAGGCCGCATTCTTCTTGTAAGCGTGGCGACTCAGGTATTTATCTATTTCCGATTGGCGCACCCGAATACCATTGCGGCGGCCGGTATCACCATGCGGTATTTTTGATTTAACTGCCGGTCTTTCCGGCTTATCGGCCGTTGCAGCTCGATAGGGGCGGCCCTGAATCAAGCGGCTCATGTGAAGCGCGCTCATCTGCGCATAGGCGGCGGCTTGCTTTATAGTAAGCCAGGGATCCGGCGGCGGAAGCGAGGCAAAGTGCGCCTCTGCTTGCCGCTGGAATATCTCCGTAGCGAGCTGCTTAGGGTCAAAGTCAAGGGATAAGGAGAGGGCACTCATAGTCGCTGCAGTATTAGGCTACACGCAGTAGCGGGAGGATTTCCATTTGAGCCGGGGCTTCTAGCGGAGCCGGCAAATAAGTGAGGGTACCCGGGCCGTACTCATCGAGCCGATGCTCATACAGCGTCTCCGGAACTTGCCCACCGAAGAAGTATTCTTCTTTCGCGCCTTCCTCAGTAGCTAGCCGAAACTTGCTGCTATCGGGGCCAACCGTGTAAATACTCAGCTCATCATCCATGCCGCGAGCCCAGCCAATGATGGGCACGAACAGAATGGTAATGGCGCGCTTGCCGTTGGCGTCCGGCGGGCCTAGGTGGTTAACGGAGAGCTGGTCGCCCGGTCGGGGGTGGGAGATGCGTACCGTCCCTTCCGGCGTGTGCATCTTGTAGAGGGGTTCTGGCGTGCAGATTTTCATAAAGTTTAAGAATTAGTGAGGGGTGTTAAGGTGAAGCGGATGCCGCCGCTGTAGATTGATTAAATGCTTTAAGCCACTTGAGGCTGTTGGGCTTTCTGCCACTGAGCGAAACCTTCCGGGTTCGTTTCACGGGCCAATGCTTCCACATGAGGCCAGTGCTTACTGGAAGTCTGCTCTAAGCGCACTAATTGAGAGAGGTTAGGTATGGTCCGAACTCCAGTGCGAGCCGACAGGAGGGCTAAATACCCGTCTGGCATAAGGTCTCTAATGCGCTTGATAGGGGTTTGGGCGTCCATAGGCTTTAGCAAAAGCTTGTATATTGCGGTGTTGATGATGTTGATGGTTCAAAACTGTAGGATTTGCTTGATAAAGTCAAGGGAATCCTAAAAATAATTTTTAGGAAATGCTCGAATCTGAAACAAAAGGCAATGTGTCTGAGCGGATTAGCGTTTTGATTGACCACTTTTTTAAGGGCAATAAAAGCGCATTTGGGCGGCAAGTTGACCTACAATCAGGCGTTATAGCTGGCTATCTTGGTGCAAGAGCCAACAAGCCTTCATTCGACGCTTTAGAGAAAATCTTAAAAGCAATTCCAAGTGTAAACCCTGATTGGCTGCTACTTGGAGAAGGCCCAATGGAGAGAGAAGAAGCCGCCTCTCCATGGGCAACTGACGCTGCATGGCAAACCATAGGCGGACGGTTCGAGCATTTCCGCGAACTACGAGGCCTAACTCGTTCGGAGTTTGCGCAAAGGGCAGGTATAAAGCTTCAGACCTTATCTGCCATAGAGAAGGGCAATGCACAACCCTCCCCTGAAACGTTGGCAAAAGTTGGGCAAGCATTCCCTGGGGCCCTTGAGTTTATTTTTACGGGGAAAGCAAGCGGATCATATCCGCAACCCGTTCCGGCTCCTAGCCATCCGGATATACAGGACGTAGAGATAGAGCCTAATTTCGTAGGCGAGCCGCCTGTAATGGCCGGCGGGCTTCCCGGATTTAGGCCAGTCTCTAACGAGTCGCCAGCGGCAAGGGTAGCCAGGGAAGAGGCTATTCAACAGGGGCTTGATAGTGATGAGATAGAGGCTGCAGTAGCAGCGGCGGAAAAAGGCGCTCGACCACTTGTGCCTAGCATTACGCCGAAAAACACACGGACCCGTCAGGAGGTAGAGTTTATAGGTAGACTAGTTAGTACGCCGCGTAATCTACCAATGCCCCTTACCGTAGCGGTAGACCCCAACGGCGACGAAGCAATACAGCTGGTAGACTCTACGGCTAAAGCTGGCTACATCTCGCAGCACCTAGAGCCGGAGTTTATCAAAAAACTGCCGACGCTGCAGATGCCCCTGCCGGAGTTTCGCAATGGTTCCTTCCGGGCTTTCCGGGTTGAGGGCCGTAGCATGGTGCCCACTCTACACGACGGTTCTATCGTGGTTTGCCGGTATGTTGACCGTGATTTAGAGAAGATAAAGAATAGCTACGTGCATGTAGTGGTGAACCACGAAGGCATTGTAGTAAAGCGGGTATACACGAACACCGACGCCAAGGGCACGCTGGTTCTTCGCTCGGATAATGACGAGTTTCCGGATTTTGATATCAAACTCCGCGACGTGCAAGAGCTGTGGGTAGTGGTGGCAGCGCTGAACTTCAGCATACCAGCGCCTCGCCAAAAGCCCGGCCGGCAGATTCCTTCCTTTGAATTAGATGAGATGCGCCGCCGGGTTGATGCCATGTGGGCGGAGTTCACCCAGCATCATCATCCGGAGGAATAGCCATGCCCAGACCCGGACTAAAGCCCCCGGAAGGGGTGCCTGCGGAGGGCGTGCAAGGCCTAGGCCGCCGCATTGCTGTGATACGCCAGCGCCATTCGCTTTCAATGGAGCGGCTCGCCGATATGGTGGGCGCGAGTGCACAGGCTATTAGTGACCTGGAAAACGGTAAGACGAATTTCCCACGCGCGGATCTACTCTCGCGCTTCGCCGATAAGCTTGGGGTGCGCCTCGACTGGTTGGTGCTAGGCCGCGAGCCTATGCTTTACCGAGAGGAGAACGTTACCCGCCGACAGCAAATAGCCACCGAGGCCGGGCACCAGGCCCAGGTGGTACAAGATTCTCTCGATAAGCTCCGGCCAATCCTGCGAGAGCTCCAAGGTGCGGCTGGGCTCCCTTCTTCGCTGGAAGATCAGCAGTAGCAAAGTGAGGTATCCCCACTTTGGTGATACCCTCCGCATTATGCTGAAAAGTAAGCGCATTAAAAGGTGGAATATTCCCACCATTTAGGGGTGTACCAAAACGGTACACCCTCCGAATTTTTCCGGCGAATCGGAAAAAGTACCTGCAGGTACAAATCAAAAAACACCTGCAGGGGAAAATCAAATTATCCCTCCAAGGGCAAATCAATCTACTAGTGAAGCTCCGATTCTACCTGCATAGCAAGGCCGCCAACGATGGCCGTAAGCCAGTATACCTTAGTGTGGGCATCGGTGAAACGCGGCCGGTACGGGTGGCGACGGGCGTAGTAGTACACCCTCACTACTTCAATACCAGCGCGCCCCACATTCATAAGAACGCCGATGGCGCCACTAGCCACAACGACCGCCTAGACGAAATACGCCTGCTTACCGGGCGCGCCGTGCGTCAGCTGGAAGATGCGGGGCAACTCAGCAATGAAGCACTCCTCCCTAAACTTAAGGAGGTCATAGCAGAACTTACCGGCCGGAAAAGCAAAGCGGGAAATTCTCGACTTGACGAGCTGCCCAAAGAGAAGCCGCTTGCAGAGCAGTCCTTTCGGGCTGTGTATGAGAAGTGGAAAGGAGAGAAGGCCGGCAAGTTCAGCAAGTCCTATCTAGAGAAAGGGAGCCAGTATATAGATTGGTTCGAGAAGTACGACCCGACTATTACCCCGGCTACCGTTACCCAAAGCTGGATAGACCGCTATACTAGCTACCTGGTTCGCGACACGCCCTTATATAACAATACGATTCATCAGCACATCAACACGCTGCGAGTATTGATGCAGCACGCGGGCCTCGTCACGAAATGGATTGAAAACGACTGGGACCATGATATAGAGCCCTGCTATCTGAACCAGACGGAACTGGAGCAGCTAATGAACTGGGAGCCCCCAACGGATAAGCGGGCATGGCAGGAACAAAAGGACGTGTTTATCATGCGGTGCCTAACCGGGCTGCGCTACTCTGACGCGGCCGCCCTACTTCGGCCACACATCAAGCCGGCGGTGGCCATGAATATGATCCGGACTGAGCAGAAGAAAACTAGGACTGCGGTACAGATTCCGATACTGCCGATTGTGCAGGCTATCCTAGATAAATACTCCCACTTGCCCGCTGGCCAGGTGCTGCCCATCCGAAGCCAGCAAATAACCGGGCAACGGATTAAGGAGATTCTACACGCCGCTGGCATCGATGCCCCGTACATTCGGGTGCGTTATAAAGGCACCGAAAAGCACGAAGAAATACTCCCGAAATGGAAGGCGGCGGGTACCCATACAGCCCGCCATACCTTCGGGGCGCTCTTAGCTCGAATGAAATTAGACCCGATTGCGATAAAAAATAAGATGGGCCATAAAGATTTAAAGAGCACAATGAAGTATACTCACCTCGAACACGAAGACACTGAGAAACAGATGTTAGAGGGGTGGAACAAGCTCAGTTCCGGTAAACCGGAGGAATAAAAAGTGTGTGAAAGTGTGCGTGTGTGCGCGTAAAAAGTTTAGCTCGGAACACCTCAAATACACTTCATGTATTGCGGTTTCAGAAAAAGCATCTACTTTTGTCACACTCAAACGGAGTTGACACAGACTATAAGAGGGTACCCCCCTCTCCACTTTGCATGTTGAATTTTGATTGGTGAATCTGGAGTTCATTCAATTTCACTTCTCAGAATTCAACATTTTTTTCGGGGTGTAGCGTAGCCCGGTATCGCGCCTGCTTTGGGAGCAGGAGGCCGCAGGTTCGAATCCTGCCACCCCGACATACTGATAGCCGTCAGCCCACCAGAGGGCGGGCGGCTATTTGTTTTTGACCCCGTAGCTCAGCTGGATAGAGCATCTGCCTTCTAAGCAGACGGTCATTGGTTCGAATCCAATCGGGGCCACAAAAACCCGCCTTACAAGAGTGTAAGGCGGGTTTTTGTTTTACTGTCAATGCTTCTGCCCACGCTCCGGCTGCAGTAAGAAGCGGTCCAGCGTGCTATTTATCAGCGTTTCGTATTGGTAAGGATAACAGATAGACGTGAAGGCCGTAAAAAAACACGTCCCTACTACGTAGGCCACTTTCCAGTATTTACTCAATTGACTGCTATGGCAAAACAAGCCCCCGCCACCAAAGCCGATAAGCTCAATAGCCTGTACAAGGAATGCGGCCTAATCAAGGAAGACGTATTTCAGCACCAGCACTACACCATTCTTACTCGATCTGGTATTGAGAAGGTGCAAGCCCACTACGGAATTCAGGTAAGTTATAAGGCCCTCAAACTAGAGCCCAAGTACGCCGTCATAAAAGCGGTGGCGAAAATGGACGAGGCGACGGTGGAAACCTATGGTAGCGCTGTGCCGGAGAACTGTAAAAACAGCTATTTCGCGGAGACAGCTGAGAAACGGGCGCTTAGTCGGGCAGTGCTAAAGCTTACGGGGCTATATCAACACGGCTTCTTTGGGGAAGAAGAATCAGAGCAGCTAACCGCCGAAGCTAAAGCTGCACCGCAGAGGCCTACGGAAGCCAACATGTTAAATGAAGCGTTAAACCGCTTGCGTGATGGAGATGCGCCTGGTGCCGTCTGGAAAGCTTACCCGGACCTTCATGCTAATGAGGATTTCAAGGCTGAAGTAAAGGCGGAATCAGAACGCCGCAAAGCTGCCGCTGCTTAG